GTTACTGAGCGGGCGCTGATTCACGCGCTGAACGAGGATCCGCCGTCGGTGTTCGACAAAGAATGCATGTGCCGCTGGGTTGCGCATAGCGACGGGGGACCGTTCCCCGAAGGCTGTTGGGTCGACACCCAAGACGATAAGGCCACCCCGGCGCCGGGTGCGCGGTCCGCTATCTGTATCGAGGTGTCCAGCGGGCAGCGGGAACGCACCTACATAGCCCGCGCCGCGCTTGATTGCAACGCTGAACCCGTTTTGGGTATCTGGGCGGACCAGGCCGGCTCCGACTGGGTTGTGGACTGGCTGACAGCCAACAGGGACGGCTACGCCGTTGTGGTGTTGCGGTCGGGTGCGGGCACGCCGGCGTTGTCGCTGCTCGACCAGATCGAAGCCGCGCAACTCCCGCTCGAGCCGTGGTCAGCTGCCGACGTCAGCGCGGCGCACGGCCTGATGTTCGACAACATTCGCGACGGCAAGGCGCGGCACCGTTCCCACCCCGGCCTGGACATGGCGGCGACCTCAGCGGCGATCAAGGTCCAGGCCGGGGGCGGTTGGATCATCGACCCCCGCAACTCGCCGTCAGATGTCGCGCCGCTGATGGCCGCTATGGGCGCGGTATGGGGGCTAGGGCATCTACCGGATGACCGGCCGTCGATCTATTCAGGCGATGAAGGCGTAGCCGTCCTAGTTCTCTGATTTAGACGGGCGTTGATTCAGGTAAACACCTGAACCTATTGATTTCAGCGGTCCCGCTGGGGCAGGGGACGCCCTTGCTCCCACCGGGACCGAATCTTACACCCAAAGGAAATAAAGCCATTGTTCAAACGCGCGCGCGTGTTGGACAAGGCGCTGCGGCGCCGTGTCGCCGTGAACTTCATCGACGGCCCCACCGCGTTCACCGGACGTCTCGCCGAATACGACGACTCGACTTATGTGCTTGAGGCGTGCGAGACCATCCCCGCGCCCGGTGAGACCGCGCAACCCATCAAGGGCCGCCAGTACGTCGACCGGCTGCACGCGTTCCTACAGGAGTTGCCGGCGTGATCCTTGAGAACGGCAAAGACTTTCCGTTAGCGCCGCAGGCGTTCGCGGAGACCGCGCCACAGTTCTGGCCGTCGTATTTCGTCCCAAAGTTGGGGATGACGCTGGAAACAGCGTTCGCGTCCTACGGGCAGCTGTACCGGACGCAGCCGTGGGTTTATGCGGCGGTCCGCAAAGTAGCGGTGTCCATCGCGCGTCTCGGTGTGGCCGTGTGGGACCAGTCCCCCGACAGCGGGCAGGAATTGGATCTGGATGGGCCGTTCGCGGAGCTGATGGCCGACCCGTCCCCGGAGATGCCCGCGAACCAGTTCTGGGACTGGACCGCGGCCACCATCGAAATCTACGGCGAAACGTATTGGATCAAACTCCGCAACGGGCGCGGTAATTCGGTGAGCGGGTTCATTCCGATGCACCCGTCGATGGTGCAGATATTCCGTGACACCGACGGCACCGAAGCCTACAGGTTCATGGGTCAGCCCAACCAAATCTATAGCCGCAACGATGTGGTTCCGTTTCGGATGTTCAACCCCGACAACATCATGCGCGGCATGTCACGGCTGGAGCCGCTGCGGTTGACGCTGCAAAACGAAGACTCGTCCCGTAGGGCGATGGCGTCCTGGTGGCGCAACGGTGCCCGCCCGTCGATGGTGCTGTCCAGCGAACGCGAACTGGGCACCGCCGGCCGTGAACGTTTGAAGCAGGCGTTCCAATCCGAACACCAGGGCAGCGGAAACTACGGCCGCGTCGTCGTTTTGGAGGACGGTGTCACCGCGGCGCCGATGCAATACAACGCCTCGGAGATGGCCTACATCGAAGGCCGGGAGCTGTCGCGGCAAGAAGTGTGCGGGGTGATGGATCTGCCGCCGTCATCTTTGCAGGACATGACGCACGCCACGTTTAGCAACATCACCGAAAACAACCGCTCCCTGTACCGGGACTCGTTGGCCGGGCGCATCGTGTTCATCGAGGACGTAATCAATTGGGAAGTCGGTCGCACGTTCAACGGGCCGAAGGTGATGAAGTTCGCTGTCGCCGAACAGTTGCGCGGGGCGTTTGAGCAGCGCGCCGAAGCGGTCGCCAAGTTGATTCAGTGCGGCGTCCTGAAGCCCGCCGAGGGCCGGGAGTTGTTCGACCTCAACCTGGCCGGTCCCGAAGCTGACGAGCTGTATATGCAGGGCGCGATGGTGCCGCTCAGCCAAGCCGGCGATGCGCAACAGGCAGCCGCGCCGGGTCCGCCCGCTTTGACGCATGTTCCATCACCAAACGGCCAAAGCGGCACCGACGTCCCCTCGCCGGCGGTGCGTGAACACATCCGCAACATCTCCGGGTGCATCGGCGGCGGTATGTCGCTGCAGGAAGCCGCCAGGCATCTGATCAGCAAAACCGGAGACACCGAAGGCGTCCGCGAGGCGTGCGAATACCTGCTGGAAAGGCGACTCCCGTAATGCCATTCGTACAGGCCACAGCGGCAATGGGCGCAGTTTTAGCCGAACACCATGAATCCCACGTTGTAGATCCAACTCCAACGAAAGCGAAGCGCGGCGACGTGGTGGCATTCGAGCATCACACGACCTCCTCATACATCAACGGGCCAAACGAAACGCATACCCGAATCACCATCGGTGAAGTCACATCAGTTACCAGGGATGGCCAAGTTAAAGAATTTCGGGATTACGAAGCCGGAAGCCCCCAAAAGCTAGAGCGTTCTGGCCTTGAACACGCCAGCCGCTACATCATCCCCGGCGACAAAATCGACAAGGCCGGGGTTGAGGAACTTGTCCGATCTCGCGGCGTCCTGGCAGGTTCAGGAAATTACAACCCATTCCGGAGCATTGAAGAAGCTCATGCCGCACTCAAGCCTCATGTGAGAAAGAAGAGCCTCCACATGGATATCGTCACCAAAAGTGTTGACGCAGCAGTCAATCCGGTTGAGTCTGAACATCCTAACGGCGAGTTCGAGGTCGTGCTGTCCACCGAATCCCTAGACCGCGACGACGAAAACCTGTGGGCCGACGAGTGGAAACAGCCGCTTCCGGCGCGCATCCACATCGACGGGGACCACGGCCGCAGCATCGAGAAGACGGTCGGGTCCGCAGTTCCCAGCATCGAAGGCAACCGCATGGTCGGGAAAGGCACCTACGCCGGCACCGAGTACGCGCAGATGGTGCGCCAGCTCGTCAACGAAGGCCACATCAATTCGATGTCGGTCACCTACACCGAACGCAAGAACCAGAAGGACAACAGCGTTCAGCGCGAACTGTTGAACGCCGCGTTCGTCGCTATCCCCGCCAACCCCGAAGCCGTTGTTCTGGCCTCGAAGTCGTTCGAGGCTGCCGGCAAGGACGCGGCCGCGGTGTTCAAGACGGCCATAGAGGCGATTGTGAAGGCGGCGGGCGGGTTCACCGCTTCCGGGGACAACCCGCAGATCAAGCACGACGAGATGGTGCAGGCCATCCACGACGCCGCCTACCAGCTGGGTTCGCAGTGTCAGAACGAGGTTGCCGCCGACTCAGGCGCATCCGACGGCGCCAACAAAGACGCCGCCCCAGAAACTTCCAGCTCGAAAGATGCTGGTTTACCGCAGGAATCGACCGAGGAAACGACCGCCGCGACCGCCGACAAGGCCGCCGCGACCGCCGACGAATCCGCCGACGAATCGGTACTCAAAGCGAAGGCCGCCGCCACGGCGCGCGCACTCGCCTACCTGATCAAGCAAAACACAAACCCAGGAGGGTAAGGCTAATGCCTACATTGGAATCCCTCGGACAGCGCTCCGAGGAACTCAAGAACGAAGTCGAGGCTTCGCTGAAAGCCTTCAAAGCAGACGAGATGTCGCTGGAAGAATTCACCCAGCGCACCGAACGGGCCGAGAAGGAGTCCGAGAAAATCGGAGTCGGTATCAAGAACCTGCGCAGCGCGCAGGGCCTGGCCGGTTCCGCCGACCCCATTCCCAGCGGCGACCCCGCCATGAGTGAGCCGCAGGTACCCGACGCGATTCAGCAATACCGGGACAGCTTCGAGCGCATCAAGTCGGCGGCCCACAACCGCGACCGCGGCGAAGCGTCGTTTGAGTTCGGGCTGAAGAAGTTCGGCGACGACCTGGCGATGAAAACTCAGGGTGTCACCGGGCTTTCGGGTGAGTCCGCGTCGGGGACCAGCACCCCGGCAGCGCTGGCCGGCGGCTCCTACTTCCTCGCCGGCACGGCAGGCCCGTTCATTCAGCCGGAATTCATTCCGGGAGTGGTCGACCTTCGATTCTTTGAAAACGTTATCGCGCAACTGATTCCGACCTACGCGGTGGATTCCCCAGTTGTCACCTACGTTCGGGAATCGACATGGACGAACAACGCCGCGGGCGTGCTGGAAGGCGCGACCAAGCCGACCTCGACGCACAGCTTCACCCGATACACCGAACAGGTCGGGAAGCTCGCCAACTTGGAGCGGGTGACAGACGAACTGGTGCAGGACGCCTCATACATCTGGTCGCTTCTGCAGCAACGCTGCGTTCAGGGTGTGCAACGTAAAGAAGAAGTCGAGTTGCTGGCCGGCTCAGGCTATCCCGGCATCAACGGCCTTCTTAACCGCACAGCCGGTTTCACCGCGCCGCAAACCATCACGGCCGTCACGAACCTGGTCATCCCCGCCGCGGGAACCCCGGGTATCGGCGCCGGCACGGACACGGTTGCCTCAGTGACACCAGGGCGGGCCATCGTCGGCGACAGCACCGGCGTCGCGCCAACAGGTTTGGAGATCGCCGAGGGCGTGTTGCAGGCCATCACCGACATTCGGATCAAAACCTTCTTCGAACCGGACGCCGTCGTGATGAACCCGCTGGACTACCTCACTGTGAGGCTGTCGAAGGACCTTAATAATCAATATTACGGCGGCTCAATGTATTCCGCTGACTACGGGTACACCCAGAACCAGCCGACACCGCAGGCGGTCAGCCTGTTCGGGCTGTGGGGCAAGAAGGTGGTCGCTACCCCGGCCATGCCGCAAGGCTACGTGCTGGTCGGTGACTTCGCCGGCTGGAACCGGGTACTGCGCCGCGGCGGTTTGCGGGTTGACATCACCAATGTTAACGGAACCGATTTCGAGCAGAACTTGTGGACCTGCCGCGCGGAGGCCCGGGTCGGCCTGATGGTCGAGCGTCCTGAGCTGTTCGAGCTGATCGTTCTCAAGAACGGCGCGTAACAACCCGCCATCGAACCAGGCTGGGCCGCAACCCCCCCCAAATCCCTTGCGGCCCAGCCTGTTCCACCAACCCCATGAGGAGTAGCGATGGGACATACCACCAGCATCAGCGACTACGAACTGGACCGGGCGTGGACGCGCGGACCGGAAGCCGAGGGCTACGACATCGAGGCACAAGCCGAGAAGGACGACAGCAAGAAGCCGGTGACGAAGTCGAAAGTCGTGGAGCCCGAGAAGAAAGCGCCCGCCAAGAAGTCGACGGCGCGGACGAAGGCTAAATGACCGAAGGCCCATTTCTGGCTGACGCGCCGCCGGACACCGACCGCTACATCTACCGTCCGGTGACCACGTTCCGCGGCGACGCCGGGGAGGGGATTCCGGCTGTCTTCACCGAGATTCAACAGATTTGGATTGCGCAGCCATGACCGATATTCCGGGCGTGGACGCGGCGACGGGGCCGCTGCTCACCCTCGACGATCTGACGGATTTTGCGGCCAGCGACCCCGAATGGTTCCTGGCCGCCGCCGGGGAGACGGTCCGCAACTTCTGTCAGTGGCACATCGCGCCGTCGGTGACGGTCACGCAGACGGTGCCGATCAGCCCCGACGGGACCATCATGTTGCCGTCGCTGTACGTCACCGATGTCCTGTCGATGTCGTTGCACGGCCTGGAATTAGACCCGGCGTCGTATCACTGGCATCAGCCGGGCTACATCAAACGGTATCGGCAGCAGTACTTCGAGTGGCCTTTGTGGCCGCTGGAATCCGACCGCCCGTTCCGCGAATACCCGTCGCCGCAGGCGCAGCACGTCGAGGTCACCTACACCCACGGCTACGACCAGCTACCGCTGACCGTGAAAGCGGTCGCGCTCGAGTTGGCGACCCGCGCAATGGAATTGCCCTCCGGTATCGCCACCCAGATTGAGGCCGGCCCGCAAACCATCAGCCTCGGCGCGCTGGGCATCGTCCTCACCGACGACCAGCGGCGCCGTCTCGGACCGTACACACTCGTCAGGTTCTAGCGATGCCGTCGGTGCTGCCCGCCACCATCGAAGTCCAGCATCAGGTCTACGAATACACCGGGACCACCGATGCGCGCGGCAACAAGGTCGGCGCACTAGCCGACCCGGTGACACGGCTGGTCATCAGCTTCTACCGGCTTGGGTGGGAATCCCCACGGCACGACCCGATTTCGCTGGACTACGAGGCGCGCACCATCACCGACCTGCTGATGCTGGTCCCCGACCCCAACATCTACAAGAAGTTAGACCGGGTGCTGATTCCCAGCGGCTCAGACTGGGTCGCCTACGAGGTGCAGA